AATGCTCTTCCGTGTTCGGAATAAAAATCTCGTTCAACGTAACCGTTTTCACTTGTTCGCGAAGCTCGCTTATTTTACCCTGCAGCGAAAACAGCTCGTCGTACCGCTTCATCACTTTGGCCGATTTTTCGTTAATGCACAATTTGGAGTCGAGCTCCTTTTTACTGATGGACCGTCCATTCGCGCCGTCAGCCGCTCCTGCTCCGTTTGACCCCGACCCTTCGCGTTTGGCGCGTTCATCTTCCAGTTGCCGTTCCAAGTCCGATATCTTATCACTTAGGACCGCGTTGAACTTAATGTCGTTCATAATGTCGTCAAACACTTCGTCCGGAATTTCGGTGTGTTGCAACGCAAACGCCGCAATTTTTTTCACTTCACTCGTCAAATAAATGGTGGGTCCATCCGTCAGTGTGTGCGCGTCACCCGTAGTAAAGTAAATCGTGGAATTGTAAAATGGTACTCGCGATGCGGTAAGTGGGCCAATAATGCCGGCCCAAGCTTCTGGGCGAACGTTTGTCACCAGTTTCAAGTAATATTCCTTGATGCTGGTCATTGTAATGTCGGTCAACTTTTCTGAAAAGTAGCGCGTCAACGCGTACCGCTGTGAGGTAAGAATAAGGCTCGAATTTGAGCCGCAGGCGCATGCCTTGTCCACTGCGCAAATGAACCGAACCACTTCCCTCAAGTCAAAGTACCGCATAATCGTTTTGTACGTTTCGCAGTGTTCGGCACTCGCTTTCACTTTGTCATAGTCCTCGAAAAGAAAATGCGGCAACTCAACCGCACCGGCTTTATTCAGTACGGGAATCGACTTTTTACAGTCGTGGCTTACAATGTTATGAACCTGACCTGAAAACTTGGTTCGAAAGTCGGCAATAACGTTCGCGATTTCATTCTCTTTGGGAAGCGTAGCAGATGAAAGCACAATGTTCGGAATCACGTTTTTAGACCACGTTCGGTGAATGATGGCGTGGTATGGATGGGTCTCGTAATCCAGCATGATAGTGGGCTCGTCCCAGTACATGACCAGCTTGTCTGCCGGATTGAACGCGCACATGTAGTTCATGGCGTATAGATACGACTTGACATCGCAAATCATGAGTTCCACGTTGTCGCCCACGCTGTTGTCCACTTTACGAATGCCGCCCGTTTTCCAGTCGCGCGTGTACTCCTTGGCCGAAAAGTAATGCAGTCGAATGTCGTCAATGTTGTTGCACCCAAATGCAAATGCCACTTTTTTTTTCATGGTAATGGCCGCTTTGGCCAACGCGATTCCCACATGTCGTGCAGCGCAAATGAACACGACGCGGTACTTTTCAGTGACTCCAAGCGGAGACAGCGTTTTCCCAGTCCCCGTGGGTGCAATGTAAAGCACCAGCTTGGGTTCGGGGCGCTTGATAATGGTGAACAGCTGCTTCTGATGTTCGTACAGGTGCATGCTAGCGTACTTATGGATGTACTCGTTGCGCTCCACGTAGTCATAAGCATTCCCCACAAAATGAAGCACGCTGGCATGCTCGACCGACTCGTTCTCGTACCACTGAATGACGTGCGCTATAAACGAGTCCACATTCGTATTCAAGTTTGAAATGTTATTGTTGTACAGCATGCACAGCGTGTAGTAATAGTACGTCCACTTGAGCCTGCGGTCAGCGACCCATGCGCCGGCGCTTAAAGTACCATAATACTTTTCCTCCATCATTTTATCAAATACTAACAACAAAATGCTTTCGTACGTCCCGTCGAACGATGACTTGTCCATTTTTATATTTTGAATGCGCATGGCATCGATTTTTTTAATACTTTTGGCATCTCCCATCACGCGCTTCCATGACTGAAACACGTCGACGAGTGCGGCCTCAGTGTTTCCGGACAGCCGAGCCAAATGCGTCAAATGGTCGCGTTCCGCTTTACGATGTTTTTTTACTAGGGTTTCCAGAGCGTTTTGGTAGAACGTGGCATACAAGTGCTGGTGCATTTCATGGGATGGGGTGATTTTTAAAAACGAAATCAGTGACTGTTGGCTGGTGCGCACAATGTTGACGTCGTTAAAGCCGTGAATAATCATTTGCATAATGTCCTTTTCGCTCTGGTTTTCGGGGACTTCGGTGTAGTCCCACTCACTTTTGGACAACTTCACTTGATGAACCACGTCTATTCCTAATTCCTCGGTCGAGACGACGCCGCCTGCATTGGATGGTAGCTGTAGTCCGTGAACGATGTTATTGTCGACGCGCGTCTCTCCTCCCACGGTGATACCAAGTTTTGAGTCGTCTGATTCGCATACTTGTTGTAAAACGGGGGTGTGTACTGATACAGCGACGATGTGTCGTTCTGACTCGGGCTCCGAGGTTGATTCCGAATCTGGTTCTGATTCTGGTAAAGTGTGTACTCGGGTGAGCTGGGAAATTCCATCTCGGGAAGCGTGGGGGACTCGAATCCCAAACTTCTCGTCCGAAAGAAGAACGGCAAAAGAATCGCAAATATCATCAGTATCATTACCACCACCGCTATGACTATCGATATCCATATTACATGCATGTTCGTCTGAATGACTCATACTGCGTACATGGTAATAAACCATAATGCGTTTAAGTGACTTTTTGTTTTTGTTTTTGTTTTTGTTTTTGTGGTTTGTCTTCGTTTTTGTTTTCATTTTTGTTTAATTTACTAATAAACAAAATAAAGAATATTCGTTTACTTAGGTATTAATTTAATTTTAAACATATCATGTCATCATCCGGTTCTATCATTTGGTTCAAGGACTGCTCCTACAAAAACAAGCGCCTGGTTGGCGGAAAGTGCTGCTCCCTCGGTGAACTGTACCATCTCTCAAAACGCATCATGTTTTCGGTTGCCGATGGGTTTGCAGTCACCACTGCCGCTTACGACGAGTTCATTCGGCACAACCAACTCGAATCCCGCATAAAGTCCGCGCTACAAGAAGCATCCGACAGTGCAAAAAACAACCAGTTGAAAGATTTGGAGGTCCAGTCTCTCAAAATTCGAGAGATTATAATGAACGGAACGTTTCCAGACACCCAGAAAAATGAAATTGTAGATGGATATGCCAAGTTGTGCGGCATTTATTCGCGTCCTATTGGCGGACTTGAAGTCGCGGTACGTTCTAGCGCGGTGGCAGAAGACATGCCCAACGCTTCCTTTGCCGGGCAGCAAGACACTTATCTCAACGTTCGAGGAGAAGACGCGGTTCTAGCATCCGTGAAACGGTGTTTTGCATCGCTGTTCAATGCGCGCGCCATATCGTATCGCAGCACGCATGCCGACATGCTGAAAGACGACGACATTAAAATCGCCGTGGCGGTTCAAAAAATGGTTCGGTCAGACGTGGGGTCTGCCGGCGTGGCGTTTTCAATCGACCCTGAAACCGGGTATGACAAAGCCATTATTATAAATTCAGCATTCGGACTTGGGGAACTGGTTGTTTCAGGCGGGGTTCGGCCGGATGAATTCATTTTAGACAAACGCGTTTTGAAAAATATTGAATACGACCCGATTATCATGAAAAAGAAGGGGGACAAATTGTCCAAAATCGTTTATTCTGGTGAAAATCGCGTAAACCGCACAAACGAATACACCGTCGAAATTCCAACAAGCGAATTCGAGAGAAACAATTACAGTTTAACCAATGACCAAGCGATTGTGCTGGGGCGATATGTACTTCGACTAGAAACCGCGTATTCCAAATTCGAACTAAAATCGGAGTCCGACCCGAAATTGGGAATTGATGTAGAATGGGCGGTGGATGGAATAGACAATCACATTTATATTATTCAAGCACGACCGGAAACGGTGCACAGCAGTAGCCCAAACGCCTACAAAATTTCAAAATACATTTTGGATGCGTCGCCGGGCACCGAACACCGACTGGTAACCGGGGTATCTGTGGGAGAAAAAATCAGTTCGGGTACCGTACGTGTAATAAAAAACATACAGGACGTCATTGATAACAATGCGGACGGGTTTTGCGATGGAGACATCCTCGTTACCGACATGACCACTCCGGATTGGGAACCCATCATGAAAAAGTCGGCCGGAATTATCACGAATCGCGGTGGTCGCACCTGCCATGCTGCAATTGTGGCGCGCGAGCTGGGCTTGAATGCGATTGTTGGCACCGGTTGTGCCACAAGCGTTTTGACTACAGGCATGGACGTGACGATGAACTGCGCCGAAGGTGAACAGGGGGTGGTGTATGCCGGCCGCATTCCATTTCACGTTGACACCGCAGATATGAATATAAAAAAAGAAACCGCGATACCCGTAAAACTCATGTTGAATATTGGTAATCCGGAAAACAGTTTCAATGCGTCGGTTCTTCCGAACGCTGGTGTTGGTCTTACGCGAATGGAGTTCATTATCAGCAACTACATTAAAATCCACCCGCTGGCACTGTACCATTATCCCAATCTGGAATGCGTGGAAACGCGGAACAAAATTGCGGAAATGATTGGGGATAGAGACAGCGGAAAATGGTTTTTTATTAAACGGCTTGCACGCGGACTTGCAAAAATCGCATCGGCATTTTATCCCAACGACGTGATTGTTCGGTTCAGCGATTTCAAATCCAACGAATACAAGAGCCTTATCGGTGGTGAAGTGTATGAACCTGTGGAGGAAAACCCCATGATTGGATGGCGCGGAGCGTCGCGATACTATTCGGCCGATTATGAAAAGGGATTTGAATTGGAATGTGAAGCCATCAAGTACGCCAGGAACGAGATGGGGATGACGAACATTGTGGTAATGATTCCTTTTTGCCGAACGCCAGAAGAGTGCGCCAAGGTTACGCAGGTGATGCAGTCGTACGGATTGTGCCGCGGAGAAAACGGGTTGCGGGTGTTTTTGATGTGCGAAATTCCGTCCAATGTTATTGAAGCCAACGAATTCAGTCCCATGGTGGACGGCGTGTCGATTGGAGGGAACGATTTGCTGCAACTCACGCTCGGCGTGGACAGAGACAGCGACCGCGTGACCTACCTGTCGAATTCGGACAACCTGAGTTATCGCCGAATGATAGAAATGGCGATTAAAACCTACAAGTCCAATGGCGTCAAGGTGGGATTTTGCGGACAGCAGCCATCTGACAGTGTTGAATTTTGTAAGTTTTTAATTGATGCCGGAATCGACAGCATTTCCGTAACGCCGGATGCAGTGCTGAAAACCATGAATAATTTATAAAAAATATAAAAAAAGTGTTAGTATTACCTTTTTTTATTTTTTATTTTTATTTTTATTTATTGTTATTTTAATTTAATTACGATTTGAACTCCAGTGGTCGAATGTTTCGCTGTTGTGGTGAGAGACCCAGGCTTCACGTGCTACCTGGTATGGAGAGCCGGTGGGAATGTCAGGAACGGGGTGCGCTGCTCTGTACGCTGCCATAAACGCGGCATTCGATGCAGCATATTTTGCACTTTGTGCTGCACTCTTTCTTTCACGGTCCGCCTTTTGTTCAGGCGTTTCCTTTGGCGCCTGTTTGGCAGCTTTCAGGAACTTGTCAAGAGCACGCTGTCCTTCACTTTTTCTTGGCATTATTGGATGTTGGTTTGATTCGATTTGTGTTGTTTGGAGTCACTGCGTCATGTAAAATAGTAATTGAAAAGTATCTCAATTTTTTTCCATTATTTCATGATATGGTGCTTGATAATATACGCGCTTAATAATCCACTAACACACGAAAAAAACAAAACGGTTTTACTTATGGCAAAAAATTCATCTTTGTCTGGAATATGAATTTTTATTTCGTCTGAAATCTCTATGTATTTGTGTTGTTTGTGTTCACCGTTTTTTCCGATGTTGTAATGGATAATTGCTTCCATAAAAAATATAATAAATGTGATGAAAGTCACGGCAATAAATATGGTCTTCATTTTTTTATTTTTTTGGTAATGTTACACATATATTATATATATATATATATATCCGAAAAAATAAAATGATATGAAAATAAAATTGATGGTTACATTCATTTCGCACCTTTCATTTTTACAAACACAAACAAGTGCAAAAAATGAGCAACTCAGTCGAACCCGTATATATCACCCGCGATGGTACCAGAATTCCGTACTTACCTGAAACCATTGTAAACGCTCGCGATGCATATTCTGCCACATTGCACATAATATTCCGACACCTCTCCGACTTTCACTTGTGCGTCGTAAGTACCATTTCCAAAAAGTATGGTATACCCGAAGACGAAATTATGAATACCATTCACGAGTCAGAAGAGTTCAAAAAGCTTACGCCCGACCTCGCGATAACTGAAATTTATGGTAAGGAGAAAGAACCGGAAGTTGGTAGCGGTATTCGTGCTCGTGAGAAAAAAACACCGAAAAAACTTGTACTGAAAAAAAAACCGGAAACTGAGTCGAATCATATTCCCAAACAGCAACAACTGCAACCAGTATCCGGTGGTGGTTCAGAACTTGAACCCGTACCTGAACCCGTACTTGAACCCGTACCTGAACCCGTAAAGGATGTAAAGAAAAAATCCAGACAGCCAAAACAGCAAATCAATACAATACCTGATGATACAAATAACCATACAACAAGCACTGAAGAAAAAAAAGAAACCGCTGTCGTCCTCAAAGGGCAGCAAAAACTCACATTTAAAAAAATAACTTCATGAAAAGTAACGCCATTAAACGTCACTATTTGTCCTGGTCATCATTACTATCACTACCGCCTGCTAAAAAATTATGCAATGCAATATCATTCCCTTCGTTTTCAATATCACCCGCCATGACTGCACTTTCATACATTTCTCGTAATATATCGGGTGGTGCAGTAGAACCCACTTTCAATAACCTTTTTTTATGTAGACGAGCTATGATTGTGTCTAACGGTATGTGCCGCATTTCTTTTCTCCTTTTTTCAACATTGCGTTGCGTTTGCACGTTTTTAATTAACACGCCAATTACAGGCCCGTTTTTATTCACGTACTTGCCCAGCTTATATTTTTTCGTTATAATCCGTTGTTTGGTTTGTTTTATATTCACAGTCGGTTCCACATGTTGTTTATCCAATTTAAGTTGTTCCTTTCGATATTCGTCTAGTCGTTGCTGACGACTGCCGTATAACACCTCCGATGCGGCTACGGCATCCGTTACTGGTTCAGATTCTTTATCTATGTCCATGTCTATTTTTGTTTCTAGTACCTTATTTGAAACCTCTGACTCATCATTAACGGGTTGTTTGAATTCGTCGAATTCGTCAATTTGAAGATGCGGTTGAGGCTCAAGCTGAGGTTGATTGGTATTTGTTTTGCATGTTTTATTATGAAACATTCGAAATGTTGGTTTAGCACCTCCCTTTAAACACCCCCATTGAGGCTCGGTGTTTAATTGAACTGGTGCAATCGTATGCAATACTTCGGCTTGAAACACAGGCGGTGGCGCAATAGATGGTGGGAACATGACAGACTCATGTACAGGTTGAATTTGTTGACTTTCACTCGCATTTGGAAACGTGTTTAAAAAAACTTGTGGCGGTACCGTATTCGGACCTGGACTAGATGCAGGCATCATTTGCATGGGTTGCATGGGTAATGATGTTAGAATCGGATTAGGAGTATTAGGAGTACTAGAAGTACTAGGAGGCGTAGGATTGGGAGTTGCGGGAACTTGAAGTTGAGGTACTACTGTTGCAGTTGCTGCGGGCATCGACCTTTTTTGTGTTTTATTTTTTTGTTTATGACGCTGATTTGAAGCAAGTGCATTTAAATATTCAAGTGATTTAACAAATGATTCATTGGACTCGGAGTTAGAGCTCACCGTAGGTTCAGATGCGTGCTTGACCGTGGTTTCAGGCACAATTGTCTGGGATTCGTTTTTGTATTTTTTTTGTTGTTGGTGATTTTTTATTCGCGCAAGCAATTTTCGTTTCAATGTATTGGGTTGAATAAATTGGTTTGTTTTGACATTTGGCTTTACTTTTATAGTCGACGCGGATGCATTGCTTTTACTTTTAGTGTTTTTATTTTTAATTCCTTGTAGGTTTGCTTTATCAATTGTAATCGTTCGTTTGGTCGATGACATGTTGTATACTTACTGACTATACTATGAAACGTGTAAAAAACTCATAAAAAAACGCAAAAAAAAATATAGGTTTTATTTTTGTGTGTTTTTTTTTGTTATTTTATTATCCAAAATTTATTTTTCAAGTAGACTATGAACGAATGTTACCACTTGAAGTATTTTATTATCGCGATTTTCTGGATTGGCCAAGCTGTCGTGTTCTGCATCCACCACCAGTTTTGGACGCCGGTCATTGAGAATCCAATCTTCATGGTACCGTACACAGTCTGCAATGTAGTCCCGCGTTATCGTTTCACCTTCTCGTGACCGCTGTTGGATTCGTTTCATACATGTGTCAACGGATGCTTGTATGTATATGATTGCATGACAGCGCACTTCCTTATAAAATTCATTGAACCACATGTTGTAAACGGTGTGCTCTAAGTCGGTAATGATTCCCTGCGCGTGTAGCATTTTTTCAAAGACGTTTCTATCCGTCTCAAGAGACCGTTCCGTGATAATGACATCATAATCCAAATTGCGAACCGCGTCCTTTAAAATGGAAAGTCGTGAAATGTATGCCATCATTTGAAACGTAAACGCGTGTTCGGATGGACTTTTGTAAAAGTTGGCGAGCAGCGTTTCACCATTTTTATCCACCACCAAATTCCATACCGTGTCAACCGGTTCTTGAATGAAATGAACATTGGGCATATCTTTGAAAGTGTCCTTTAGTTGTGAAACCAGGGTGCTTTTTCCAGAACCGATATTGCCGTCAATCGATATAATCACCGGTGGCGTGGTAGGTGACCGTTTTCGTAGTTGCTTCACTGGTGGATGGTTTGAATGATTTGACTCCATGTTAATACGAATATCTGGTTCTGGTTCCGAAGTTATTCCGCGAAGTTTGTTAAAAACAGATGAAAGCATGTCGAGCGTTTTATACAATTCCATTTGAATTGGACTATGGTTCATCATACAAAATAGTCCTCAATTTGTTTACAATTATATTTTTTGGATATGATGTTAATGTAATGAACAAATACGATTTAAACTATTCCTATTCCATGTATGTATAAGTTTAGATTATTTTATTTATTTTCTATTTTAACATTCAACCTAAAACATGACGTCTAAAGATAGGATTATAAAACTGTTCGATACACAGTTGGACTCTGCTGTAACGCGTTTCAAATACGATGAAACGTTTATACGTGTTTTAAAAGTACACGACAATGAAATCATTGTGAACTTCCCGGTAAAGATGGATGACGGTACGACAAAAATATTCAAGGGGTACCGAATACAACATAACAACCTTTTGGGTCCGTACAAAGGCGGTCTGCGGTTTGATGAAACGGTCTACCTCGACGAATTCAAAGCGCTGTCCTTTTGGATGACAATTAAATGCGCCATTCATAACTTACCGTTTGGCGGTGCAAAAGGCGGCATCCGGTTTACACCGTCACAATACTCAGAAGAAGAACAAAAACAAATTGTTCAGACGTATTGCAGTCGAATTTTCAAGTATATCGGTCCCAACAGTGACATTCCGGCCCCGGATATGGGCAGTACCAGCCGACACATGGACTGGATGACGTCCAAGTACCAAAAAAAAAGCAACGATAATTTGATTTACAGCGTGTTTACTGGAAAGTCGGTGTCGTTTCGCGGCAGCGAGGGACGTGACCGCGCAACTGGATTAGGCGTGTCGTACATGATTGAACTGTGGTTCGAACACATTATCAAGCAGCCACTGAAAGGGAAACGCTTCATCATTCAAGGCTTCGGAAACGTGGGGTCGTGGACGGCACGGTGTTTGACACAGGCGGGTGCAGTATGCGTGGGACTGGGCGACTACACGGGGTACTATGAAGTTGATGTTGAAAGTACCAATGCAATACTGAATCGGAATGCAAAAACGCTGGAAGGGTTGGATAGTATCCGCGGGGTGCGCGCGATTTCAATATCTGATTTCTGGAAACTGAAAGCCGACATTGTGATTCCCGCTGCCATGGAGTTACAAGTTAACCAAACTGTCGCGGAATCATTTCATCCCGACTGTAAGCTGGTTGCAGAAGGCGCAAATGGACCCTTGGACACGGATGCCGACCGACTGCTCACGGAAAGAAACATCCCAGTTATTCCAGACGTGCTGTGCAATAGCGGAGGCGTCATTGTCAGCTACTTTGAATGGCTTCAAAATCGAACAAACGAGTACTGGTCGTTGCAACAAGTGGAAATGAAATTAAAAGAACTGCTTCGTACAACGTTCTTTAAATTCAAGTATATGTATGATTCGGAAAAGTTTAAATTGATGTCTGATATACATGATACAAACACAAACGCACCTCAGCAGTTGCCAAATCGTGACATAGTGTATAAAATGGCTCTTGACAATTTATGGAATTCGTACGAAATTAAAAAATAATATAATAATAACAACACACCCGTTTACTTTTACCCTTTACTTTTTATCGTTTACTTAGTTATTTACTTTTAGTATTTTTCACATAAGGTTTAGATGGCGTCGTTTGCAAAGTCTAGACCGCCAGCTTCCGCATCCAGTTCTATATTTAACGTGTTTTCTCCGTCCGCTTCTACCACCACGTCTTCTGCATCTTCTGCGTCTTCTGCGTCTTCTGCGTCCTCCGCTCCGGCTTCTAGTGTTGCATCTTGGTTTTCAGAGTCAAAAGCAGAACTCAACAATGCTTCCGATGCTTCCGATGCTTCCGATGCTTCCGATGTGTCAACGTCGTTTGCCGGATACATTGTGCGGTTCATATTGATTGTATTGCTGTTAGGATTTGCGGGGTTCAACGTGTTCAAAGAGATGGGTCTAATTACGGACGACATTCTTGAATTTGTTCGGCCCGTTACCGAGTTTGGTTCCAGTATTTTAGCAACTGTCGGTAAACAATTCGTGTCAACCACATCGGAAGGTACCCGCACTGGAATTGATATTGTTTCAGGTGCTGCAAAGTCAGGGGTTAATGTAATTGAAGACCAAGTGACCGGAAAAGGCATTTCAGCGCCGGTGTCAGAGTCGGATGACCCAAGCGTGGTCCCTTCAAGTGGCGGAGGTACCGCAAAACAAGAAGCCGCGCGAGCCCGGGCGCTTACCATGAAAACGGGGTCTCAACCCATCGACTTACAGCCGGTTCCACAACCCGATGATTCGCTAAGCGTTACTCAAAAAGGAAAAACCAGTGGTAAGTCTGGATACTGCTTTGTCGGAGAAGACCGTGGAAATCGTAGTTGCATTTACGTGAACGAAAGTGACACCTGCATGTCGGGAAACATTTTCCCATCAAAGGACAAGTGCATTAACCCATCGTTGCGCGTATAAACTACTGGAACTTATTTAAATAACAAGGTGCGTAAATATATTCCTGAGTAAACTCCCAACGTGTTTATAATTATATCAAACACAGAACCTAGTAACCCGCCACTACACCATATTTGTGTATATTCATGTTCCTTCAATCCAAAGTAATGATTCCAAAAATCAGTGTCTGACATTTGTTTAGTACAGTCTATAATGTTTTTTTTACACAGTATACTGGTATGATTTCGTTTTGATGTATATTCAAGATATATTTCAAATACTTCCCAAACAATTCCAGCTACTATAATATAATATACACTTTTTGGAGATATTAACCCAGCCACTAAAAATGCAATAAAATGGGTTATTGACCAGTTTGTTATATATCCGTTGAAATGTACTTTTGTGCATATATAACATTTGGTAAATCCTCCAATCATCACGTGTATTTTATCCATGAATGTAATAACCACTGCGACTAGTACCGCGAAATAAATTATCAATACAACAACATCGTTCGACATTATACATATTATTGATATTTTTTATTTATCAAACCTTTTAGTTTTTTTTTCGTCGAACACGGCCCCTTTTTTTTGTTGATTTTTTTTTCATGGTCCAGCATCCACCTTTTAAGCGGCGATGATGACGTGTAATAGTGGTAGTGGTTGGCACAATTTCCGATTTGAGTGAGTCTTCAAACCATTTCAAAAAATTTTTAGCATTTCTTTCTTCACCATTAAATTCACTCATGTTTCCATCAGATATGTACATCATGGTCGGAGTTCCTTCGATATTATGAAACACGTTTTTCAAGTATTTTATACCATTATCGTCTACACTAGCAATCATGGTACGTTCACTAGCATCATTGTCTTTGCAATTATACTTTTGTTTGAACATTTCACAGGCGCGTTTCCACTCCGGTTTCATCTTATCGCATGGAGGGCATCCGTCCCTGTAGTAAAGCGTAATAATGTGGTGGTTTTTACGCGCGTGCACATCTTCAAGTTGTTTAGAAGTTGCTTCATCGGTCACGTTTAACATTCTTACGTGCATGGAAGATTTGGTGTTGTTGGTATTTGAATTTGTTAATAACATTTTTAATAATACAATACACTAAAAAAAAATGTTACTGTATTATTTGAGTATATTAGGTTTTATGGTTATTATAGGACTATGCATTTGGTTTATTTATTTCAAGCATAGTGATAAAAATAAAGTATTAACTGGTATTGTGTGTATAGACAGAGATTTTGATTTATCACAAAAATTATATGATGCCTTAATTGAAAATAATGTAAAAGACATAATGATAGTAACAAGAGAAAGTGATGAGAACACAATCCAGTTTTGGAAGAACAAAGCAAAAACAGTCACAGTACCTCATTATGAAATTAACGGGCGACATAACATGGATAAAATATCTGAAAAACGACAAATAATAGTGAACTATGCAAAACAAAGATATGACGCAGTATGGTTTGTTGATTCTGATGTAATACCCAGAAAAGGTATTTTAGACGAACTTATAAAAACAAATAAAGATGTATGTCTTGCTCCTTGTAGAGTAAAATGGGTTGGATGCCCTTGTATCGGTATAAGCTCAAATACATTTCCATATGTAAAAATACATAAAATCGATGATTAGATAAGAAGGAAGATAGAAAACCTTTTATTATTGGAGGGTTTGCATGCACTTTAATAAAAAAATCGACATTTGATATTAAAATTGAAGACAAAGAAATAACCCATAACGGATTCACTGTCAGTGGTGAAGACATCGGGTTTTTTATTAACTGTTACAACGCTGGTTTAACTTGTGAATATTTAACTAATCATGAACAGCCGCACTACTATGATAGACCGGTGACTCGTAGTGTAAGTGTAACGGAACCCAGCGTTTGAACTTGTAGTTGTAGGAACAAACCATGGCCCGTTCTCTCGAGCATGTAATGTATCCAGACAGGTGCAACTCCTGTGAATTTTGAAACGCGTCTTCGTCATCGCTTTCTTCGGCGGTATCCAATGACGCGTTTTCTTTGACATTTCTAAAAATTGAATTCAACAGCACACTTGTTTTGTAATCGCCAACGTGTGCCGGTTCTGGTTCGACCTCATTCGTTACTGGACAACGCAATGTGTACATATCCACCCGTGCTTCTGCTTGGACCATGAACATTTTTGTTACCGGTTGTGTGTAAAATTGGGTTTGAGGTAATGGTTGTTTGTTTGGGATTTGACATTTTGCTTGGATTTGGCTTGGGTTCTGATGCTGACTCTGACTTTGACAATTTTGATAGTACTTGTTGTCCGTTTGGTTTCGAAAACGGCCTTGAATGGCGTACGCGGAATACGGTATAATACTGGGGGTATTGGATGCTTTCAATGCTTCAGCGTAGGTTCCATACTTGACAGCGACTCCAAATAGCACTTGCGTTTCGGGTTCCGGTGCTGAAGCCTTTTGTTTTTGGTCGGCGGCGATATTCGTCGCTTTTTGGTCGGCGGAAGCCTTGGAAAATAATTTGTACAAAAGCGCGTCCTTTTCAACGACGCTTAGATTATCTACTGAAGCATTCTCATAAACATGTATGTTTTCAACAGCAAACACTTGTTGTTGTTGTGACGAAACGAACAATGTTCCGTATAGCACAGTTCCCTTGCCTTCAAAGTCACTGATATGAAACACCTGCAATGGATGCAATGACCGAATGGATATGAATTTGATTTTGGTGTGGTCGCGTGGGTCCAAGTCAAAGAAAAGTACTTCAGGAGAATTCTTGTACATGGTAAGCCACACGATACATTTCTTCCCCCTCGGAATAATGTAAAACACGTCAGCTGAAACTTTCTTATACGTATTTATCTCATAAGAAATTTTCATGCTTTGCACAGAAAGCTTATTTTGAAGCATTACAATATCCCGTTTGTCAACCGAAATGAATGCGGTATGGCCTGTTATAAACGATGACGATGACATCGACGATATGGATGGATGGTTGTTGTCTGTCTCTCTTATAGGTTTATAAATTTATATCAATTTTGATATATAATTTATACAATTCTTTCTAGTTTCGATTTAATTTTTTCAAAAACTGTTTCAGTTCATCTTTCATTGCATTTTGTTGTTGGTTGGAATTGAATGATGCAGGTAGGTATTGGTCATCCGGAAGTGGCGGAAGCGCTGAAATACTTGTAGTTGTAGTTGCGGCGGAAGGGGTGACACGAATCCCTTTAAACAGTTCTTCATACTGTTGCTGAGGTCGATTCACTAAATCTTTCACTTTCGGAACCGTCAACGTTGTTTTAAAAAAAACATACAAGTAATGAACTACCGCAATGAAACACAAGGACATTATTGTAACTTGAACTACCCATCCAATCATGACTATAATGATAATGACTATAATTGTTTATTTTATTTTTACTTGTTTAGACTAAAGTATTTAAATAAAAATGCCAATAAACGAATTTAACAACAACAACTGAATTTAGTCGTATTTGATTCGCGTACCCGTTGCCGCGTAAACCAGCGTACCCACCCGAATCGGCGCACGATTCGCAGGTCCAGGTTCATACACCGTATTTGTCGTGGCATCCAGTAAATAATCTTTCATTACCACACTACCATCCGGTTTCGTAACTTCATATTTAAACGGATTCACCTGAATTCCCTTTTGTTTGACTTGGTTTCGTTGTGCATCGGCATCCGCTTGTTCTTGAGTAATGTCCGGCACAAACGCGACATCGTCCTTTCCAGAAATGCTCTTGTATTCAAAGCACTGCACGTCAATTCCGCCCCTGGACTTGTGCGTGTTGCAGTCAACGGCCGATGCTTTCACAACGGTAAGCAGCTGCTGGTTAATGAGCTGTTTTTTATTCGAAGTGTCCAACAGTTTTTGGTCGGTGCTAATCCCCGCATCCAGAACTTTGATGTGGTCAATCGGCTTGTCTTGTTTACCAGGATTGAGCTGCCCTTCTGTAAACGTCATAACATATATGAAGACGTTCACGGTGCGCAGCTTTTCCGGCAGCTCGTAGTGGCTGCAAATGCGGTTAGCTCGGCCAATGATTTGCTCGGTTCGCACCGGATGCCAGTAGGGTTCCATGATGTGCACGTATCGCACGTTTCGCAAATTGATGCCTTCCGCACCCGATGCCGTAATCATCAGCAGCTTAATAACGTCGCCATAAATGTTTTTACGGCTGCGGTCGCTGCCGTATTTTGACGCGAGGTCACTTTTTAACGGGTTCGGCAAATTGTTCCACGAGCTGTTAAAGACGTTGCGAACAATTTCCTTTTCTTCCTTGCCTTCCGTTCCCGTGTACAGCGCGTACATTGGTTTGCCTTCATCTTCCGGATTTTGATAGTATTGAGACCACGTTCCATCATGCTGGTTTTTTCGAATTTTGAACTCGGCGTAACCGTTTGCATCCATGACCAATTTGAAAATGCCAATGCCTTCCAGTGTTCTGAACTGGCTGTAAAGCAAATGTAGTCCGACATGCTCGGTATTCGTAATCTCTCGATATATTTGGGCAAATTTTGGACTGTACATGTTGGAAAGCGCTTCCACTGTCAAGTACGTGTCTGCGTTGTCGGCCAGTTTTTCAAGCGTGCTTTTTATTCTATCACCGTACGTGCGTATGTCGCTTGTACTCAGAGGCGACGACGATGCGTTTCGCAGTCGTCCTTTTTCTCCCTCTTCCGCAACTACCGCTTCATCATCATCGTCGTCATTTTCTACATCCCCTTCAAATTCACGTTCGGTAATCAGTTGTCGTTTATCCTTATTTTTTTTAGCGGGGGCGTCTTTGTCTTTGTCTTTATCTTTATCTTTATCTTTATCTTTATCTGTATCCTTTGCAACATCTGATATTTGCAGGGGTCGCGGAAGTTCAATCGGAAATGCGAAATTGCAACACGCGCGAGAAAAAATTCGGTACGTGGACGACGTTTCACTGTACAGGTCACTTGCCCCCACGGCTTTACGCCGTTTTGAATTCGATTCTGTTTTACGCTCATTCTCTCGAATTTCTTTGTACAGACTGAACTGATGGTTTGTCATTTCAATTTCGACAGTAATAAAGTCGGTTGCGGGATTGTACTTTGGCAGCAACTTTTCTTGCGCGCTTCGAAAATACGATGTCAATCCAATGATGCGCCGAGAGAATAAGTCTGGGTTCAAAATGCCGCTCCCATCAGGTTTGATAAACATGGCATTGAACGTATCCAACATATCCGGCAACGCCTTGTATTGCGTTTTTGCAGGCGGCCCTGAAACACGGATGCGGTTCCGTTCTAGGAATTTAGTGACATTACTGCAAAACGTGTCGTCGTCCATGTCGCCGCCGACGCCTTTGAAGCTCACGCTGTATGCTGCAGTACCGGTTCCAGATACAAACCCAAACGGATTGCGTGTAAGTGTGAGGGTGGGTTTCGGCGTTTGTTTGAAGTCCAAATAGTCGTACACACTGACGCCGTCGTCCGGACCAGCTTTACTAAACATGGATTTCAGGGTACCGAGCATGTTTGAACCGGCACCGGCCCCAGCACCGGCCCCGGCACCCGCCCCTGATAAGTCCAGTGTAAAATTGAACGTGGTGATGTAGCCACGCAGAATGTTGAACATGATGCCGAGCTCGTTCGGGTAGTTGATGATTGGCGTACCCGTCAACAGCACCACCTTGGAATTGGTGGCCGAAAGAAATGCGCGGTAGATACTCATGGATAAACTCTTGGGTGACTTGATTTTATTCACAATGCGGCTTACCAAGTTGTGGGCTTCGTCCACAATAATTACCGCATCGTCAAAGTAATTGCCGGTGGGACTTTGTCGCATGAGTTCGTTCCAAGCTCCGCGGCGAATTCCATTGTAATTGATGAATCGGTACTTGTTCCGAATCATGCGGTCAATCTGGGAATCAATTTCCATTTTTTTGAGTTCATCTAGCTGGTGGTAGTTTCCTGGCTTGCCGTGTTCAGCAAACCAAACCCCGCTATTGATTTTGACAATATTTTCTTCGGGAGCGACTTTTGCAGGAAACCCGAGTGCTTGAAGCAGCGCGCGTTCATGTTCCTGCGCGGTTCGTCCCTTGGGTACCTTGTCCAGTGGAAAAAACACCCAGTGCTGGTCTTGCTTGAACATGGCGTCGCCGCATTTTTTGATTTCTTCAATGTAGTTTTTTTGCAGAGATGCCGGCGTCATGACGACCACTTTCTTGTGAGACGACAGCCCTTCTGCAATAATGATGGACGAGCACGTTTTACCACTGCCCAACCCATGAAACAGGAGCAACCCGCGATACGGGCTGTAAGCGTTCATGTACTCGCGCACGATGCGCTGATGGTACAGCGCCGAAAACGGTTTTTTGTCGAGTGCCGATAAGTCCGAGCAATCAAACTCGTCTTCTTCTGATGCGGCTTCCAACTCGGTTGTGTTTTTTTTAGCAAGACGCTGGAATGTTTCGGTAATGAATGCAGTAAAGTACTTGCGATTGTTCATATAGTAGTTTGACGCGGTCAACTTGAGCGGCGCTGACCGCATTTCGTTGAGTTTTTTAACAACGTCGGATACGGACGCGTCCACTTCGGCGGAAACAGCTGCAGCGGGAATGCGGCGAACCCGAACACCCTGTTTTTTTCGTTGTCCCTTTTCGACTCCAAGTTCTTTATCATTTTCTTCTTCGAGGTCGGTTTCATTTTCATTTTCTTTATCTTTTCCCCTTGGAGGGCGTCCTCTCTTTTTTCCTTGTGTTTGTGATACATGAATCTGCGTTAACTCGTCTGAGTTTACAAGCTCAATAACAAATCCCAGTTTTCGAATAGGAAACGTTTCTAAAACAGCAGTAGCAGTAGCAGTAGCAACCTTCATGGAAGGCTTTAGTCTACAAAATGCCCCGTCCAAGTCGGGTTTTCCCACTTGAATTTTTGCTTCGCGCTGAATTGCCGAAATAAATTCATCAATGTCAATCTCGTTTTCACCTGTCTTGTCAACAATGAATCCCGAACTAGAGTTTGGCTTAGCTTTTGATTTCGAAGTTTTTTTTAAACGAACTTCGAGTTCAGATTCTGACGCAGACGAAGACGCAGATGAAGACGCAGGCGACGACGCAGATGAAGACGCAGACGACGACGCAGATGAAGACGAAGATGAATCTCCAATCCCAA